CATCGAAAACACTTTGTCAACCCTAAGAGGGTTGGTTGATCTCGGAACTTCCGAGAATGAACTTCCCCTAAAGGGGAAAGAGGTTGAAAAAAAGTTTCATCTTTTGGTGGGCATAATGCGCAAGGAAAAGCATGGGGTGTGATCATGTGGAAATCCCCAAGGGGGATATGCATCAAAAACCCCCTTGGGGGTTGCTGCTCAGAAACCCCAGTAAAATACTTGTATTTTAGAGTCCAAGAAAGGTTTATTGTTTGTAAAAACAATGCAAATCAATGCTTTACGTGCACATATTGGCTAGATCTTCCCCAGATTCCCAAGGGGAATCCCTGCACGGACAGGGGGGCATGGGGCATGCGGGGGGTGTACGTACACGTATACACGTAATGACAGAGAGGGGTATTTTTTAGCTGTTAACTACAACAGTTACCGGGGCATATATAGTATTCCCTGTTAAAAAACAAGGGGTTAACCCCAATATTGGTAACGAAGTACCCGGCGAAAGGAAACACCCGGGGAGATTACGTGAGGTATGTTACAATATGTGTAACAAATTGTTACTATCTGGACTTATAACTTTATAAATCTGGACTTACTTAGGGTTTTCTTTCTGGTAAATAAAAAATATTAATAATTAAGTAATAATTCTTATATTAGGGCTTGACAAAGAATTGAAGTGCGGTATAATATACTTAAAGGAATACTAAGAGTACTAAATACTAATAGTAAATTAGTTAATAATTAGTATTTAAGGAAATCCTTTAAGGATGGTGTCGATTTTTTCTTTTGTCGTAGGAAAAAGAGTTGACTTCCTTTTTTAACCTGCTATAACTAAGGACAAATAATTGCCCAAAATGTATATCTCTGATAATGTGCTAGAGGAATTTTATAAAGCTCTGGCAGACGAGGACGAAGGAAGACTTCGTAGAGTTCATATCCCTCGTTCAGATGTTTTTTACGTAAGAGAGAAAATATTTCAAGACACTGGCACTAAGTATTCTCTAGATAGGGTTGAGAGAGCTATGTATCTAGAGGGATATCTTAGTGCCAGTGACGTTTTTGACCCCTATAGAAAGAAAGAGTATGGCTCACACAACAATTGATGACTATAAGATCTTCCCACGACTGATGATGGTAGTCGTAACTATTCTAACTTACCAATCGGTACACTGGTACATGGCGTTGCCCGATCCTAGTAACGGTCAGGCAGGACTTGTATCTGTATGTATGGGTGCATTAACAGGTTGCTTCGGCATCTGGATGAACAAAGAAGCAAAAAGCAACTAAGGAAAAACAATGAAAACTTTAACACTAGCAGCAGCACTAACATTAGCTGCAACAACAGCTACCTCTGCCGATCTTATTGGTGGACTTAGCCTAACAACAGAAACAGATGTCAACTACACAACTGGTGTAGAGACATGGGCTGCAGACTTTACCCCATCTTTAGGTTGGGCAATGTACGGTCTTGATATGAGTGTAGCCACAACTATTGATCTTATGAAATTAGACGCAGATCAAATTTTTAATGGTGTAGACCTTAAAGCTGAATACAGTATTTCTAATATGGGTATTACAGCTTACGGTAAAGTATCTTCAGATGCAGACTTTGAGTTTGGTGATGTAACTGTCGGTGCTAAACTATCTTTTTAAGGAGTGAAGCAAGTGATACAAGCATTTATAGGACCAATATCAAGTTTAATAGGAACGTGGCTCAATGGAAAAGTTGAAACAAAGGCTGCAGAAACTAAAGCAAAGGTTGCCAAAGCTGAAGCTGAAGCACAGATTATGCTCAGTCGGGCTACAAGTGAAGCTGATTGGGAAAAGATTATGGCTCAAGGTAGCCAGAACTCTTGGAAAGATGAGTGGCTAACTATTTTATTTTCTATTCCGTTGATCCTAGTTTTTATTGGAGATTTTGGTAGGGAGATTGTAGCTAATGGATTTGTGGCTTTGGAGACAATGCCTGAGTGGTATCAGTACACACTTGGAGTGATTGTAGCCGCAAGCTTTGGTGTACGTTCAGCAACTAAATTCTTTGGGAAAAAATAATGCATAAGAACTTTGATAAATGTCTATCTATGCTACTACACCATGAGGGTGGTTTTGTAAATCACCCAAAAGATCCGGGTGGCATGACGAATCTTGGAGTTACCAAGAAAGTATATGAAGCTTGGGTTGGTAAAGAAGTGGATGAAGGAACAATGAGGGGGCTAACTTTTGTAGATGTAGCCCCTTTATATAAAAAGAAATACTGGGATAGAGTCCGAGGAGATGATCTTCCTTCTGGGGTAGATTGGTGCGCCTTTGATTGGGCTGTTAACTCTGGTTCTGGTCGCCCTGCTAAAGCAATTCAACGTGCAGTAGGAGCAACAGCAGACGGAGCTATTGGCCCTATGACACTTCAGTCTATTATGAACAATGACTCGGAAATGATTATAGGCAGTGTATATGATCAACGTCAGAAGTTTTACGAGTCTTTAAAAACCTTTGAAACTTTTGGTCGTGGTTGGACTAGGCGCAATAAAGAAACACTCAACCAAGCATTAACTATGTTAGATGAGTAATAAAGTCAAGTGGTAAGTTTGATTTCATATTTCCCCTTACCTGCTATGCCTTTTGATACGCATACAAATATAGTTTTTGAATCTGGTAAAAGTGAACTGGTAAAAGAAACGGCAGCAGCCGTAGACAGAAAGGCAGATAAGTACAGATATGAAAGTGCTTATGCCTATCATCCTTATAATAAACAACAACTAAGACAGGGTGAAACCGTAGACTTTGTAATAGCATAAGGAAATTAATTATGCCTACAGTAGGGAAAAAAGAATACCCTTACACAAATAAGGGGATGGCTCAAGCAAAAGCTGCAGCCAAGAAATCAGGTAGACCAATAAAGAAAAAATCTGGTTATAACAAAGGTGGCATGGCAAAATGCGGTGCTTCATATAAAAGGTAAAACAAATGGCTGTATCACTACGTACATATCTAAACAACAAACTAAAAGAAAAGGGCATGACTGTTGCTCAAGCTAAAAAGAATGCAGGTAAATACAAAAGTATTGCTGCTGCTAAGAAAGCAGGTTCACTGTACTATACCGATAAGAACGGTAAAGTGATGGCTGCTGTATATGCAGAAGATCTTAAAAAGCCTATTCGTCCAAAAGCACGACCAGAACCTAAAGTAGCAAAGACTGCTGCCCAACCTAAAGTAACAACCACTACTATTAATGATGGTAAAGGTAGGGGTGATGGTACGGTAGAGATGATCAAACGTAGGTTAGATCCAAAGTCTCCGCAAAGTAAACCTGAACCTAAAAAACCTAAACTTAGCTTAAAACGTAGAATATTAAATGTGCCAAACCCTTTCTTAAAAGATGATAAGGCTAAAGCATCTAAGTGGAAAAGTTGGTATACTAAAAATAAAGGTGACTATCTGAAACCCAATGGTGACGTTAATCTAAATAAAGCTATGAAAGACTTCCAGAAGTCTCTCAAGTAGTTGCATAACGGGATAGTTCCTGTGTCACACCCCTTACTAAAAATTATCAATGGGCTATATTTAGTAAGGTTACTAAGTCTTTTAGCTCTTGTGGGTATGCAGTTGCCGCAAGAGCAAAAGGATAAAGCACTGAGGCAGGTAAGCAGTATGTGGCTCAACTTAAAAGCATCGAAAAGAAAACCAAACCCTTTAGAGCCGCCAAGGGTGGAGTGGTGAGAAAGAAAAAGAAATGAGTCGTAACCTTACAGAAAAACAACAAAAGTTTTTAGATGTACTATTTGAAGAAGCTCAAGGTAATTTAGCTCAAGCACGAAAGCTTGCAGGTTATGCTGAAACTGTGGCAACCTCTTCTGTTGTAAACTCTTTGCAGGAAGAGATTGCAAGTTTAACAAAACGGTTTATTGCTTCTAGTGCTACTAAAGCTGCTTATTCTATGAAACATATTATGGATAACCCCACAGATTTAGGTAACAAAGAAAAGATGGCAGCAGCAAAGGATGTTTTAGATCGTAGTGGGTTTAAGGCTACTGATAAAGTAGAAGTAACTGCAGCAAGCCCTTTATTTATTTTACCCCCCAAAAATGAAGAAGATTAATAAGACATGGACCTTACCTGCACCCAAACCAGAAGAAGAGTTTGAGTGGAGAAAAGTAGTAAGAGTTGGAAGAGTAGTGCCATTTGGATATAGACAAGACCCTGATGATTGTGATATACTATTACCTATCCCAAAAGAGTTAGATCTCTTAGAGGAAGCAAAAACATACCTAAAACAAT